GACCAGTTTTCACAAACAAACTGTGAAGATGATGATTCAGCTGGTGGCGTAAAAGTAAAACTAGCTTGATCTAATGCCCTTGCATCTAAAAAAGTCTCTATTGTATCTGCATCAGTTTCAGAAACTTCAAATTTTAATACGATAACTTTTGGATTCTGGTGCGCCTGCAAACCTAGCATTAATCTATGCTCATAACCATCTGCAAATCTTATTGTCCTTATATTAGGTTCAGATCTTTTTACAAGTCCGTAACTGGGTTGTATTGAAGGAAATGTAGCCATTATGCAAGTAATCCTCCGGGTCTTTGTTGTTGTATTAATTCAGATTGTACCGCAACAGAAATGAGTCGTCCAAGTTCTCTGCCTCTAGATTCATCGCCCTCTACACTTGTACCACTAGCGTCTACATTCACAACGACATTAGCACCACCTCCTGTAGAGATAGTACCGCTAGAACTAGGTGTAAATATTTCGGGTCCACGTTCACCGACCATATAAGAAGAACCAGCCATTACAGCACCACCATTGGCTCTACCACCACTTAGACCAAAGAAACTACCAATACCGCCTCCCAAGCTCCCCAGAAATGCATTAACTCCATATTGAATCAAAGACCTCTGAATCTGTCCAAAGACTGCTGAAGCGACCTCTCCTAGAGTTCTAGTACCATTTATTGCCCCTTCTATCGCGTCAACTAAACCAGTTCGTATTGACATCGACATATTTGTATATAGTTTGGTTAATTCAGTTACTTGATTGTATTCAGTACTATTAGCAGTCAATATTTGTTCTACTAGCTTCAATCTATCATCTGTTGGTTGTACTTGATTTACAATTTCATCTGTGATTCCTTTTTCTGTTTCTAATTCTTGTATTTTCATACCAATTCTTTCTATTAAATTTTGAGCTATACCTTGAATGCTTTCTGCTTGTTCAGTGTTAGGTCCATAAGATCTTGTTCGTTCTGTTTGGTTTTGTATTCTTTGAACTACCAAACTCATTCTTTTAAGTGAATCTACGTCTGTGTTTCCTTCGGGTTGTAGTCCTAATAGTGCTTCTTGAAATTTGTCTAAAGCGTCCGACTCCATACCTAAAGTCATTTTTGTACCACCAATCGCAAGTCCTCGTGAAGCTTCTCCTAGAGTTAAATCGTTCATCAATGAAATAGCTTCAGTAAATCTACCAACAATGCCATTAACAATATTAAAAATATTTTGTAAAGCTGGTCCCAAAGCCTTGTCTAAAACACGCACTAAATTACCTATTTGCTTAACAAGATTACTAAACTGTTGAGACAAAGTTTCCTGAAATTCATTAGTAGCTTCTAGCGCTACACCTGAAGCGTTAGCTTGATTCAATAAGTTCTGATTAAATTTGACAAGATCATCATTAATTAATGGGAAAACAGCTTTCATAGCTTCAACACTTCCAAAGAGTTTTGCTAATTGTTCTGTTGTCGCACCACTGCCAGCGATTTCTGACAATATCCCTTCAAATCCTTTTGACTCTAATGCTGCTGCATTAAATGATATCCCTAGTTTTTTAGCTATCTTTTCCGCTTCTCCTGTAGGTTTTAATATTGATACGATTGCTTGGTTTAATCCTGTGAATGTCTGTTCTACTGGTACACCTTGCGCTGTAATTGTAGCTATAGCAGCATTTAATTCATCAATACTTATACCCGCTGCACTTGCTGTAGGTGCAATTCTACCTATCTGTCTAGCGTATTGGTCAACAATAATTTTACCATCATTTTGAGTTTGTATAAATCCATCTACTATTTTTGCTGCCTTATCAGATTCAAGTCCAAAAGCATTTAAAACACTTGTAACAGCATCAGAAACTGTACCTAACTCAGACATTCCACCAACAGCACCCAAAGCTGAAGCCTCTAATATCTGTGCAGCGTCTGAAGCATCTGTAAAACCAGCAGAAGCTACGTCATAACTAGCTGCTAATAATTCTGTTTGAGAATATGCGCCTTCTAAACTATTACTTAAATGTAAAAGGTTATTTGATAATGCTTCAACATCTACCCCTAATGTTTTTACCGCTGTTCTTGCTCTCTCCGCTTCGTTAAAACCTTTAAAATAATTTCTTACAGCGCCTGCTACTAATAACCCACCAGTTAATAATCCAAATGCACGACCTAAACCGCCAACACTTTTAGTTAATTGATTTGATGCTGTTTGAGCCTGTCGTAAATTCCTTACTGCATTTTGGGAATTAACTCTCAGGTCTATATTTGAAATAGCCACAAATTTGCCTGATTAATTAACGAGATCGCGACTTTGATTCCTCAATGTGTCGTTTTTCTCTTTCTGACTTTAGTTCAAAATAAGCTGCGTAAAAAATAAATTCTCTGTCAGTTAATCTTGTCCTAAGTTCTCCAACTGTCATACCTAGTTCGCAAGATAAGAAAAACTCGAAGTTAAGCCAACTATCTTGCTCTAAGCGTTTTTTGCTTCGCCTAACTCAGGTTGATTATCTAAGCCAAACAAGAATAATTCTAATTCGTTTAGTATCTTCTCTGGTAACTCGCGTTGTAGTTTTGGTGCATCAGCTAAAGCGAAAGCCTTTGTACCATTTTCTAATTCTGCAAGTTGGCATAACAAACGCGTACTAATTGCTAGTGCGTCTGCACTATTTGTAGCAGCATTTGCAGCGATTCTGTCAGACCTTGTTAGTGGCCTGAAATATAAGTCGACTACTTTTTGACCAGCTTCATTTTTTAGTTCGTAGTGTCGTCTTTCCCTAACGTCAAAAGCGGTTGTTAGTAGGTCAACTGTGCGAGGATTTGTTGTCATAAGTTAAACAGCAGAAGTAATAGCACCATTCGCGGTAAATGATACTGTAATAGTTTCTAAGTCTCCTATGTTAGCGCTAAAGTCTGTACTTGTAACGATTCCATTAAAAGAAAGTTTTTTAGAGCCTGACGTATCAAGAAATAACTCAAATTGTGCGTCTCCCGCATCTTCTGCAGTCAAACAATCTTCTACTAAAGTTTCTGTGTGGTTTCCAGTTGCAGCAGTATAAAGAAGTTCCACACTACCAGTAGCAGAGATTAATCCACCTACATAAGCTCTAGAGGTGTCGCCATGATCGGTACATTCTAAAAGCTCTTTGTTTACAGTGAGAGACCAGTTTCTAGTACTAACAATAGTTTCAGCTGTACCTGAACCATTGATAAACTTAACTGAACCCTCTTCACCACGAAAAAATGCCATGATTTAAGTTTGGGTAATTGTCTACATATTAACCCTAAGATTTAGGATTAACAGTAGTAGATGTTTTCTTTGTTTTGTTTGCAGCCATATACTGCTTACAACGTGGGTCCCAGAGTTCTGGGTTGCGCTTGCCTTTTACCTTTTCGATAACGTCAAGCATTTCTTCAGTAATTTCCATCATAAGTCCTCATAAGCCTCAAAAGTCATACGAATTTGAGTTTGAAAAAATCCTTCAGGTACAGGATTAGATACGAGAGTTGGTCCAATAACAGGGTCAAACACAACTCCTGACACGACTTGTCGATTGTACAAATCGCGTATTCTATTACCGATTACATAGTTGCTGCCTGCTCCTATGTTTTGTCCAGTAAATATGTTCATTGTAACAGCACCTACAAGCCTGTTACTCGAACCAGTTGTACCACCTAGACTTATATATTCATCTTCTCCAAATGCTAGTAAACATTGAACAAAACTACTATTGGAATCAGGGTCAAAACTTTGATTAGCAAAAATTACAGGAATTGGCGGTGCTTCTTGTAATTCATCATTTAGACGACTTTCTATAGTTTTTCTTATTTCATTCAAATCTACAGCAGCCATTATGTTCTCCTCAATATTTTTTGATATTCTTGTTGCGCCCAATTTGTCATATCTTTAGAAATTACATCAACCCATGCACCGCTTTGTTGCTTGCTTCCAGTAAGACCAGCAGCTTTCCATGATCTTGGTATGCCTTGACCTGTCCCTGAAAGCGCCTCTGCATAAGGTAAATTGTTGTGGATATGATAAATGTTTCCAATCTTTTCATCAAAGCCAGCAGCATAATTAGTGCCTTTTGGTGGTGTTATGCCTTGCGTAAAAGGTCCATCAATATTAGGTTTTCCGTCAGGGTCATTTTCTCCAATTTGCCAATCTGACCTAAATCTTCCTGTATCTACTGGACTACCTAGTTTAGCTCTCGCGTCACTTTCAATAACAACTGCCCTAAGAAGTTGGTTAATTTGAAACTCCATGTGACCGCCTATTCTTTCTGGTGGTATTATCATCATCGGCTAACCTCTCAGATATAGTTCGTAGCTAATTGCTATATTGTTTAACTCATTCGTTTCTATTTGAATTATTTTGTATTCAACAGATGCAATAATTACAAAATCTTTTGGTTTTGGTACAAACTCTAAGCCTTGTGCAGATATAGTTAATTTTTTATCTTGTCCTGTAACTA